ATCTCTTGCTGGTAATGCCATTCAGGTATCGGACTTTGAACTTGAAGCTCTCGATAGAGATGGTCTTCACATTAATGTGCAGCATAAGAACCATGGTATGCACGATACACGCAATATCGTTCGTATTCAAGGAGTTCAAGGTGATAGGAGACCAACTACATTGACTGCAGAGTATACAAACTCTGATTCTGGTTCAATTAGTATTGCAAGCACTGATGGATTTGAAACTTTTGAGAATGTCTCTGTTGCATCAACCAATCCAGGTTATGCAATCATTGATAGTGAAATTATCTCTTACACTGGAATTTCTAATGGTCAATTGACAGGAATTACTAGAGGTGTTGATGGAACAGGATCATTTACTTATCCCGACAAATCAAACATCAGTAAGTATGAAAATAGTGGAATTTCTCTCAGAAGAGTTAACACTGATCATACACTCTCAGATGCTTTAGTTACACGTTCTATTGGATTTGATAATTATCATCTTAAGATTAACACCGCAACAAATGGTGTTGATAGAAGCACTGGAGTAGGGTTCCCCAAACTCTTCATCAATACAAATGCTTCTGAAGGTGGTAACCAGGTAACTGCTACACAAAACATTCAGTTTGAGGCAGTGAGACCTATTGTTCAAACAATGGCGCTCCCAGGAACCGCTATTAAGGCAGAATTGAAAGGTATTACTGCAACTAGTATCGATGGTAATGAATTGTCATTTGAACAAACAGAGTCTACACCTATCAATTTGACTGAAGATAGTTACATGCCAGAAGCAAGAATGATTGCTTCTAGAGTTAACGAACTTCAACAACCGAGTGGACTTCCTGCTGATAAGTCGATGGAACTTACATTTACATTATCCTCTGCAAACAATAACATTTCGCCTGTAATTGACCTTGACAGAGTTGGTATGGTTCTTATCTCAAACAGAGTTAATTCACCGATTACAAATTACGCGACTGATAGAAGAACTGCAAATATTGATGATGATCCTACTGCATTCATCTATGCAAACAAGCAGGTTGAGTTGGAAAATCCAGCAACCTCTATAAAAATTCTGCTTGCAGGATATGTGAATACCTTTAACGATATTAGAGCGTTCTACTCTATTAGTAACACTCCAGAAATTGAACCCCTATATTATCCTTTCCCTGGATACAATAATCTGGATACTAATGGAAAAATTATTGACTTCGCTAAGAGTGATGGTCTCCCTGACAAGAGAGTTCCAAAGACTGACAGATTAGCATCTGAAAGTCAGAATCTGGTTTATCGCGATTATGAATTTAGTATTGATAATCTGCCCGAGTTTAAATACTTTAGTATCAAACTTGTCGGTACATCCACAAACCAGGCATATCCTCCAAGAATCAAAGATTTGAGAGTTATTGGATTAGCGTAAACATGAGTAACGAAGAGTCTAGATTTTTAAAAGTTGAAGGAAACAGTTTTCTCGTAAGAGATACTGTTTCCAATGCTATCATCAACCAAGATGAGAAGTCTTATACACAATATAAAAATCTAAGGAAAGTTAGAGGTAAAGAAAAAGAGAGACTTGATAAATTAGAAGATGATGTTAGTGAGATCAAGGATCTCTTAATTCAATTAATAAACAAGGACAAGTAAATGGCGACTCCAGCAAGCAGACAAGGACTAATTGACTACGCAAAGAGGCAACTAGGTGCTCCTGTGCTGGAGATCAACGTTGCCGATGAACAGATTGATGACATTATTGATGATTCATTACAATACTTTTATGAGCGACATTTTGACGGTGTTGTTCAAACTTTTTTAAAGTATGAGGTAACTCAAGCAGATATTGATAGGGCAAGATCTAAAGTAGGAAGTGTTGGTATTGCAACTACTTCTGCTACAGATAGTGCAGGAAGAACTTATAACTTTCATGAGACTGAAAACTTTATTCAAGTTCCTCCACAAGTTATCGGTATTACTAAAATATTCCACTTTGAGGGTTCTAGTAGTCTCTCCAGTGGAATGTTTAACATTAAATATCAGTTGTTCTTAAACGACTTATATCACTTTAGTTCTATTGAACTTTTGACATATTCTATGGTCAAAAGACAATTAGCAGATATTGACTTCTTATTAACCACACAAAAACAAATAAGATTTAACCAGAGACAAGATAGATTGTACATGGATATGGACTGGTCTTCTCTTGACCCAGGTGATATCTTAGTTATTGATTGTTATAGACTTCTTGATCCAAATGAATCTACTGGAGTATGGAATGATTCATTCCTTAAGAAGTACGTTACTGCTGCTCTCAAGAAACAGTGGGGTCAGAATTTAATCAAGTTCCAAGGAGTAAAACTTCCTGGAGGAACGGAATTAAATGGGAGACAAATTTATGATGATGGAGTAAATGAGTTGAGTGCATTGATGGATAAAATGTCCTCTACATACGAACTTCCACCATTAGACATGATCGGTTAATAATATGGCATTAAATCCATTCTTTCTCCATGGATCTTCTGGGGAACAAAACCTAATACAAGATTTGGTGAACGAACAACTAAAAATGTTCGGTGTTGAGATTTACTATATTCCTAGAGTATATGTAAATGAAAAAACTATTATGGAGGAAGTGTCTCGCTCAGAGTTTAGTGCGGCAATTCCATTAGAAGCATATGTTGACACGTATGAGGGATTTAGTGGAGCAGGAACACTGTTATCGAAATTTGGTGTTCAAGAAGTAGATGATTTAACCTTAATTATATCAAAAGAGCGTTATGAATCTGTTGTTGAATCACAGATAGCACTCATAGATAAAACAAAATTAACAACCAGACCAAAGGAAGGTGACTTAGTTTACTTCCCATTAGGTGATAGATTATTTGAAATTAAGTATGTAGAACATGAGAAACCATTCTGGCAGTTACAAAAGAATTATGTTTACGAACTTAGATTAGAACTCTTTGCTTACAATGATGAGGAAATTGATACTGGAATTTCTGAGATAGATGATAACGCTGTTGATCAGGGTTACATTCAAACATTCAACATGGTTGGTGTTGGATCAACTGCAACAGCAATAACATCTCTCATTCCAGAAGGTGCTGTAAGAAATATCATTGTATCCAGAAGAGGACATGGTTATCAATCAACTCCAAGAGTTGCAATTACCTCAGCACCAAGTGGTGGTGTAACTGCTGTTGGTATTGCTTCTATGATAACAGGTATTGTAGACCTATGCGAACCAAGTCCAGATAAAGGTAGAGTTCAAAGAATAGAAATTGCTAATCCTGGTGCAGGTTATACTGTTGCCCCAAGGGTTGCATTCCATGACGGTAATGGTGGAAGTGGTGCATTTGCAATAGCACAAATAGCAGATGATGCTGTAGGTATTATCACTATAACTAGTGGTGGTAGTGGATATATCGGAGTGCCTAATGTTACTGTTGTTGCACCTGGTATTGCAAGTACAACAATTGCTGCAGATGTTAAAGCACGTATCAATACATTAGGTCAAGTAACTGAGTTGGTAGTTTATGATGCTGGTGGATACTTTGAGGGAGTTCCAGATATTATAATTTCTGGTCCAACACAAAATGTTGGTTACGGTACATACCTTACAAATGAGGATGTTGTTGGGTCTGCTAGCAGTGCAACTGCAAGAGTAAATTCTTGGAACTCTGTCACTCAGGTTCTTAAACTTAAAGATATTGTTGGAGAGTTTGCAACTGGGGAGGCAATTATAGGTCAAACCAGTGGCGCAGCATATGCAAATATTGACCTAAATATATTTAATATTCCAGAAGATGGATTTGCACAAAACAATACCATTGAATTAGAAGCAGACAAAATACTAGATTTTAGTGAGTCTAATCCATTTGGTAATCCTTAGGAGCCTATACAATGTTTAATCATTTTTATCACCAAATTTTTAGAAGGACGGTGATTGCGTTTGGAACGTTATTTAATAATATTGAAATTAATAGGGACGGGAATGAAATTATAAAGGTTCCTCTGGCATACGGTCCTACCCAAAAGTTTTTAGCACGTCTTGAGCAACAACCAGATTTGAACAAACCTGTTCAAATTAGTTTGCCAAGAATGTCTTTTGAATTTACTGGAGTTTCTTATGACGCTAGTAGAAAGTTAGCATCGACTCAACATTTTGCATCTTCATTGACTACTGATGCAAAAGAGATACGTAAGATGTATCATCCTGTTCCATATAACATGGACTTTGAACTGTCAATTATGACG